AAATCAACTTCAGTATATGAAGCAGAAGAACCAGCACTATCACCTGTAGTAAATGTACTAGCGACACCTGAACCAATATTTACACCAGAGACTTTAAAAGCTTTTCCTTGAATCCTTACAACTTGTCCGTTAATAAGGAATTGAGGAGCTGCTGTTTTGCCTGCTGCTGTAATCTCTGAACCATATTTATCATAACCACAAACAAGTTGTGCGTTAGTGATATTACCATCCACCGCTGATTGGTCACCTTTTAATATAAAATTACGACGCTGAAACTGATGACGCTGTTCAAGGAACTTAAACACTGGGTCGTCAGTAGCTTCTTTCGCAATCTTAGATAGGTAAACAAAAAATGGTGATGTTTGCGGAGCTAATTCCGCTACTCTTTCGCCAAAATTATAAATCCGGCGAGAGTCATTAATGCTTACCTGACCTGCTGGTAAAGCACCACCTGTACTATTAGAGTTAATTGACATTACTCTCTCCTAATTTAGAAATCCTACCAAGGATTTCTTTTGTTATATGAATTTACCATTGAATCCATTATACTTTCTTCAGGAGTGCTTTGAGTGTTAGCATTACTACTAGGTAGTACACCCATTGGGCTAGGAACTTGCTGTGCACGCTTTAGCTGATTAAAGCTTTCCGCTTTACTTGTTGTAGCTTCTGCATTCACAATAGGTTGACTAACTTGAGGGGATACACCACCACCCGTTTGCATACGAAATAACTGGAACAAGTTATCCACAGTTAGGCTTTCCGGCTTGTCCATAACTTCTACGAACTGCGCTACCTCTTCTTGAGTAGCATTGTAGTTCTGAGTTAAATGGTTAGCAATATTCGCCATATTCTTCTGGTATTCTTGCGCCTGTGCATCTCTTTCTGCTATAGCTCTTCTTTGCTCTTCTAACGCTTCTTTTTCTTCAGCAAGGACTGCCATATTATACTCTGTATAGAGTCTATTATATTCGTCCATGTCGTCGCGCCATTCATCTACATCTTCTAGATAACGAGCAGATTCAGAACTAGGGTCACTATAAGCCTCTTCTCTAGAAAAACCTCTTGGAGGAGCAGGTTTATCTGGAGGGGAAGGAAAGTGTTCTTCGGATTCCTCTACTTGTTGAGGCTGTGCTTGTACTTGTTGTTGAGTTTGTTCAATCGATTCTAACCTAGTCTTTAACTCATTAACTTCGTTCTTAGCTTTATCAGCCTCTGATTGCCAGTACTGATAACGTACTTCCTCGTTGGACTTTGGAGCTTCAGCTTGTTGAGGTTCTGCTTCAGCAGACTCTTCAGCTTTATTTACTCTATTAAATCCATCGAATGGAGAGCTTTCATCAAGAATACTCTCTGGCGATAACTCTTCTAATGTCTCTTGCGTATTGGTGTCTAGATTAGAAAGTAAATTCTCAACAGGGCTTCCTGCTGGAGCTACATTCTCTTCCGGAGTAACCATTTCGTTTTCAGTCATTTGAGTTCCTTTTATTTAGTCTGTCCTTCGGGAATAAGGGGTGAGACTTGTTGTTGATTCTGTTTATTAGCTTCTCTAATATCAGATTTTACATTTCCCATTACGTCATCAAGCCTCTTCTCGAACAACTTGCCTGACATCTTTGTCTGGGTTGAAGTTTTATCGAGGTCTGCCTTGAATTTTTCTATTTCAGCTCTTTGCTTTGCGTGGTAAACTTCTCTTTCACGGGTTTGCATATCGCCTTCTAATTTTTTAATTTGTTCTTGAGCATTTTGTAATTGAGCTTGTAATTGAGTTGTAAGGTCTTTACGTTCCATTACGCCTTGCATATCAAATACTTCAGTCTTCTTAAGAACTTCAACATTATCAATAACTCCGTTCTTATAAGCATCCATATACATCTCAAGTTGAGCATATCTATTTGTAGGTAGAGTAGAGCCTGTTACTACAACTACATCAAAAGCGCCTCTTGATATATCGTTCAAAACGCTTATTTCTCCACTCTTATCATCATACAACTTTTTATTAATAACATATTCGTTAATACTGTTATTAGGCTGTACAATTCTAACTATTTTTTCCGAGTGAAATAACTGTTGCATTAAAGGTATTGCTACTTTTGCAACTCTAGCTAAACTAGTCTCTATATCCTGTAATTTAGACTTTATTTTTCTTTGCCCAAATTCGTCAAGACTAATAGTAGCTTTATAGGTTTGAGGTGCGGCTTGTGCATTACCCTGCATTAACTCGTATAAACCTAATTGATGGTCTATATCAGTTTTAGCAACTTGCTCATTTTGATATAATGTACTAGGAAGTGGTGTTGGTTGGATAGGCTGTGGTACACCTTGGTCCATATCAACCTCTATTGCAACTCCCGGTTGAGCCCAACGCTGTTCAAAATCCTGCATATCAACAGAGCCACTCGGAATTAAAATCTTTGTATTAGTACTAGTGGTAGCGTGAGCTACTATCAAAGACCTTGTTTTATTTATATACTCTTGCATATCCTTAACCATTCTGACATCGCTAATTGGATAAGGAGTCCTATTATGTATATTTTGAAATAACACAATAGGATAATGTTCTACGGGTAGAATCCTTGAATATAGATAAGTATCTCCAATTACAACGCACATTTTAATGCGTTGCACTGGGACAGATACTATCTCTATCAATCCTTCATCTACTAAATTTTGATAAGTTAATTGTTCTATTTCAGGTAGAGGAGGTGCATCAACACCCTGAGCCTCAGCCTGAACAACTAACTGGTCGTGCTGTTGAGTTAACTGAGCTATAATACCATTAGCTTTTTCAGGGTCAGTAAATACTTGACCATTAACTCTAATAGCTGGTTGACTTAACCATGCTTCTACATCATCTTCTAATAAGACCTCTTCCGTTCCATCAAGGTTATTCTTAATATGATAACGCTTTACCCAAACTTTGTAGTATCTTTCATATCCTCTAACATACTCAGAATCACTGCCATATGTAGTTTCTGTTTTCGTTTCAGTGTCTTCTGGGAAGATAATGCCTTTATTGTCAGCCCTAGAGGTAGTCGGTCTATCAGTATGCATATCACTAGTTGCATTCTTAATAGCATCTTTATACATAGGGTACATATTAATAGCTTGCTCTTTTGTAAATAATCTAGAAATAATAATATTTTCAGCATCGTCACCCAACCTATCCCTACTATTAGGGTCTATATAAATGTCTAATGGGTCAACATCGTGGATACATACCTCACCACGACCATAGTCTTTTAAGGGGTCAATGTATACACACATAGCACCCATTCCCATTGTATAATAGTCATCGATGACATTACGTAGCGCTTGGGTACCTTCTGAGATGTACCACATATATTCTAAAAGTCCATTGAAAGCTTGTGCGGTTTTATTGTCACTATCTTCTCTAGGTGAAACTCTAAAAGAGGGTCGGGTACTAGTTAGAAGTGCTTTTGCCGCTTCAACGGCTGGATGAATACGGTTAACTACGAGTGGAGCTTGACCCCTCTCAAGTAGAATTTTTTGTTGTTCTGCTGTCCATTGCTTACCAAGTCTAAACTCTGCGTCTTCTTGAGCTTGGTTTGCCCACGTCTCTCGCTTATTACTATATGTTCTCCATAAGTCCTGAGTCGATTGTACTATATTATCAGGAATTTCTGTTTCTTTCTCTACATAAGCCATCGTACCAATTTACCTCCTATAAGGTCATCCAGTCAAGTAATTTATTATTTTTTTTTATATTAACTCCATCAATAGATTTATTACGAGCTGGCTTCATAGTATCTACTGCATAATAGATTGCATCTAGTACATCATCATGCTTACCTCTTGGGTAAGATAAAAATTCTTGTTGTGGTATAATATCCTTTTTTCTAAAGTGAAATTCCCCCCTAGCAAGCATAGGTACAAGGCTCATCAACCTCTCACTCTTTCTATTTCTAGGCTTGATACCTTTTTCTAGTCCGGGTATATATAGTCTTTGTTCTAACATCATTTTTCTAACATTACTACGTAATGCTTCCTGATAACCTGTAGTCTCTATCCTAACTCTTTTAGGTTTATATTTTTTATATGTATCTATAATAGTTTCAGGCTGGTAAGCAGGGTCTATCTTATCTCTAATAATGTCTACTATATATTTATTATTGTCGCTATCTACAGCAATAACTGCAATTACAAAGAAATCACTCCTTGCTGTAAGAGAGGATGCTGGGTCAATACCGCAATATATATCTACTGGTACAACCTTATCTTCTCCATCTATTGTTCTATAGAGTGTGTTAATTCCTTCTTCAGTTCTTCTAAAGTTATAATGATGTAGTTTTATATATTCAGGTTTAAAAGGAGCATTATCAGGGCTTTGGGCTTCATTCATATATTCTTGATAAAAACCATTTAAATTACCTACACTCTCAAACTCTGTTTTTATTTGCTGTATCCGTTCTTCAGGGAATCGTTCTTCCCAAATACTCTTACCATCCTCTCCATATATGCTAAACCACAGAACGTGCCACGCTGGAGATTCTTTTGCCCAATATAAAAAACAATCCTCACTAATTACAGTACCAATCATAATAACTCTCCCGTCATCAGAAAGGGAGGGTATGACAGCCTCTGTAATCCACTTACGATTCTTTGCTCTAGATTCTGCTGTAAAAGCATTTAATTCAGATTCATAGTCATCTACGATAATGAGATTAGGGCGAGTATCACCCTCAATAAACCCACGAACACGTTGACCAGTACCAACAGCAATGATACGACTTCCATTGGCGAGTACGATGTCATTATTTGTCCATCTCTTTGCAGTTTCTGGTCCATAGTTTCCAAACATCTCCTTGAAATTATTACTATTAGTTAGATGATACTTGATACGAGATAAAAAGTTTATACTCTGTGACTGTGACTCTGATATAATAACTATAAACAAGTCTTTGCCTGAAGGCTTAAAAGCAACCTGATGCAGAGGGAGGATGAGAGAAGTTACAGTACTTTTTGCTGTTCCACGAGGAGCGGCTATAAGGACCCTCTTCTTATCAGCTTCAGACAAAGATTTATATATTTCATTGTGGAAGGGTGGCACATCTTTATTGAGTGCCGTAGGAAACATAGTCTTACCGAATAAACCTATATTATTTTTTAATTTCTTTAATGCATTTTCTTGAGCCCACTGGGCTTCAAAATCTTTAGTCATCAGTAGGCTCTTCAGTAGTTCTTGTAGCTATGAGCCTTTCTTCTTCTTGGTTTATATTATCAATTAACTTTCTAGTCTGTACAGCTTCTAGTTTTTCAGTAGTTTTTACGACTTCTTTATCCTTCATTCCATGTATTTCCATCCCGTCACTAACAAAGCCCCTAATACCATTAACATCTTTCTTTTCTACTGCTATATTTATGCCTTGTTTCATTAATTCAACGAAATAAGTAGCATCCATAAAGTTATCTGCTAAAAGTTTCTGCGATTCTTCTCTCTTCATAGTCCTAAACGTCTCCGTCCTCATGTGTCTACGTAATTTACGTCTTTTACTAACGCTTACAGGTCCAAATACTTGGTCTATTGCTACATCTCTATCCTCAGAGATAGCTGCCCAAGTAGCTAAAGCCCTATACTTATCACTTTTACTAATAACCTCTAGCCATTTCTTCCCTGACATAGTATTATTAGCCTCCCTACCACCGCAATTGAACTGTTTATCGGGATATTTGGGATTCCACATAATATAACCAAAGGGCATCCTATAATACAAGGAAATTCTTTTCGTCTCTTTATCCTCATATTCTTTACGTTTGATGACTTTGGCTACATATCCATCATCTGTCAAAGCATATTCACCCTCAAGGGCTTTCTGCCAATGCTTAAAATCTAGTTTTTCTTCTAATGCCTCTTCTTTAGAGTATATACTGTACTCAGTCAGTCCCTTATCATTATGATTTATCTTTATTGTGAACATAATGGTGCATTTTTAACATAAAAATACCTAATTTCAACCAAGCGTACTCTTTAATCAGCTCTAGTAATCTTTTTATACTCCTCATACTCTCTGATAACCATTTCATATAAGTCTTCTCTACTCCTTTTAGCGTTAAATCCAGTAATCCTATACATATCATTGTATATCTTCTGATAATCTAATGTTCCATCCTTCTTTAAGTACTTACCTAACATACGTAAACCTTGTTTTAACGGGATATTATCTATAAGCTAATAGACCTAAAATATACTAATAATATATAATACTATATAGTACTAATGCAAGTATTAAATTATAATAATAATTATTCCTTAAGTATAACAATATCAAAATTTATACTAAAAAATAAAATTCCCGAAGCATCAAGGCTCTATATAAAAAGGGGTGGGGGGTCAATCCAAAAAAAGGTTTGAAAAATTGCTGTAGAATGGGAGTACGTGGTATACATTACACCGTACCCGTCGGTTTTACGGCTAGTGGGGTCCCGGCAGGTTGAACATCGAGCTTCACTCGAGATTCTTCCCTGCTCTTAGACCCTCGACTATCCTGCTAATGCAAAACCTTTGGGTAGATGCGTCCCCTGTACTCTTTGAGTATATTAGTACAATCAATTAATCATTAATAACAAAGGACAAGAGCGTTATGAATAAAAAACTAATCGAACTAATAAAGTCAGTAGGTACCTCCTTCGAGATTTATAACATCGCTGGCTCCGATACAAAGAAGTTTTCTTTGGCTAAAGCTAAATCCAACGAAATGGTTTCACAATTTGTTCCATTCAATGGCGAAGAAGTTACTATGAGTGACGGTGTCACCTACAGACTTTCCGCTAAGCCGGTAGGAACTCCCTACAGCTCTAAAAAAGGGAAAAAGAAAAGAACAAGCACGAACTCCGTTCAGTTAATTCCTGTTTCCGATAGAGTTGCTATCGAGTTCTAACGACTTGACAAAAGA